TTTGCAAATTCATTATTTGTGGCATTCATTCCCTCGACTAAACTGCCTAACATACCGGAACCAACGTCAGTAGGTAAATTCATACTAAACACTTGATTAATTTGTTCAGCCGTATTGTTAAGAAATCTGGTAAAGTCAGATGTTACGCCGTGCATCATTTCCAGAAATCGGAACTTTATATCATTTACAACCATCCCGACATTAGCACCAAAAAGTTCAATGCTTTTACCTGATCTTGAAAATGCTTCACGAACTATAGAAGGGATTTTTGTAACTGTTGTGGCAAGGAATATAAACCCATTTAAAATGCCATTGATAGCCGCCATTGCGCCCCTCTTCAAGAAGTCAAAAGCATCTTTGACCGCATCGATTGCCGGACGGATTGTCTCTAGTAATGGTGCAAAAGCTATTTTGCTGTCTTTGCCAAACTTCTTGAAGTCAAATGATAAGCTACTTGTATTTTTGCGAAGCATAAACAATGCACCACCAACAGCGACTAATGCACCGATAATCATACCTTTAGGGCCGAAAACAGACGCTAATTGTGGACCTTGCATTGTCATGATCCGCAATGCGTCTGTACCCATTGACGCCTGAACCGCAATATCCTGAAACTGTAGCGATGCCATACCAAGGTTTCTAGTTAAGTTGCCTTGTGACCTGGCTACCATCCTTCCGGCTGCCGCATGGGTTCTCATGGACGCCGTTGCTGTTTGCATTGATTTGCTTACATTGCCAAGTTGTGCTTGGACTTTCTTCATCTCAGGAACGGCATTCCCGACAGCGTTCATTTCAAACGTGAGTTTTTCCACTGCCATCTTTCTCTTCTCGCTCCTGTTTTATATTAAAGTACGCGATCCACTCGTTGTATTCCGAAACGCTTATTTGCTCTACTTCTTCAATCGTCTTATGTAATAACTCAGCTAATGAAACTAAATTATAACGGAATGGATCGCTCCTTAATTTTTTTCCTGTTCCTCTACCGATACGCTTTCAAATATAGCACCGAAAACCTTTGCGATAACATTCAACGGTTCACCCATTAATATAAATTTATCGCCAACGTCAAAAGCCTTTTCGCCGTCTTTATTAAGTGCTTTCAGGATGATCATGTCAACCATCGCATCCATAGTTGGATTATTAATGAAGTCTTTATGCTTCTTTTGTATTTTGGACATATCCCTTGCAGCGACATCAGTGAAGAACAGGACTAGAGGTTTATCCTCTTCACCCCATTCTTCAACTTCGAAAGAACCAAGTTCTTTTTCTGCCCTTTTTGCCGCTATTTTTTCAGCTAATGACATTTGATTAGACCGTTCCGATTGTTAATGCGCCTGTTAATTGAAGTTCTGCATTAAGTGTCGCAATGCCGTCCATTGTTGTGCCACGCTCGACAGAAGTAACGATAAAAGTGCCTGTGTATTTTGTATCGCCGCTGTCTGTACCTTCAACGTAAAATTCACAATCAACGCTATCACCTTGCACTAAGTCCTGTTGAACAGCGTCATCAGGGTCTAGGTAAAGTGACATTGATGCAGTGCCGGTTGATAAACCTTTTACATAAGTGCGATTAGTATCACCCATGCTTGTGTTTTCAACTGCATCTGTAGTCATGGTGACTGTCCAGTTTAACAATTCACCAACTTGAGCGACGGAACCACCAGAAGTAACCAACTTCACGCTGCCGTCTGATCCGAAATATGTAGCCATATTAAAACTCCTTTACTTGGCCGTCTCTACATCATTAATAGCTGTAACATATCTGACCTGATAAGTCAGCTTTGCCACACCTAAAATTTGATCGGCTTCCCCATCAAACTGAATTTCCGTTGAAGTTAGCACTGAACTTTTCGCAAGTCCACCAATGGTAAAATCACCGGCCATTGCTTCTTCAACTTGAACCGCTATCGCATCACAATCATCATCGAAGGTGCTTGTCTCTCTTACATAAACATCAATCTCCAATGACAATTCGCGGTTCATATCCGTCACACCGGCCTGATAGCGTTCACTGCTTTCGCTTCCAGTATAAACGCTGATTGCTGGTAATAATGCTTCATTTAAAGGATGCACTCTCGTCGTAAACACACGGCTGCTAACAAGCGTTACCGCTGTTGTGAGAGTTGTCGCTACTGCATCCCTAATCTGTTGTCTAACGTGTGCCATCTATTGTTTCTCTAATTGGATAGTGGTCACGCCAGTTCCATCATGCAGCCAAGCAATAATGTTATAAGTGGCTGAATTAACCACCAGTGTTTGCCCTGCGGCTATGCTAGAAACGTCTGTGGTTCTGCAAGTGAAACGCGGTTGCTCTTGATGGACTTGTGCAGTTCCACCGGCATCCATTGGCACTGTTTCATTGTCAAATATGCCGATGAGATCAGCCGATTGATAAGTTGCTGTTGTCGCAAAATCCTCAATCGCAAACAATGAAAGCAGATCATTTGCAAAACCTATTGCCATTATTTATCACTTTCAGGCGTTTCTAACTTTTCTTCTGACTTCTTCAACCCGACTGATCGAGTGGATTTCTTGGCTGTCTTAGCCTTTGGTTTAGCCGCTGTTGCCGCTTCAGCATAACCGCGTCTAATTAGTTTTTCAGCTGTGTTATCCGGTAAGTCATGCTCTTCACCCACCATCATGTTTCCACCAAATCCAGTGAAACATTTCTGTAAAATCTTAACCTTCATAATATTACCTCTAACTAGGGATGGAAGGGCATTTCTGCCCCTCCGATTAACTTATTAAGAGTGGTCAACCTCGTTTGTGATACCGAAGCTAACTGCGTTGCGAACACCAACATCTAGTTCTGCGTGTAGAACCATGCGAACAGTTCCGGCACGAGAGCCAGTATATGGATCAACTAGGATTGATGGTGCGCCAAACTGAGCAATGATCAACTGTGAGAAATCACCGAAAATCAATGCAGAAGCGTCATTACCACCATCACCTGGGTCAAGTGTTGTTGGTACGTTTGAGCTAAATGCTGCTGGGTAACCGTAGATGTTATTCCACGGATCATTTAACAACATTACGCTATCTGTTGACGCAACTTTAACAGTTTGTGCCATTTTTGCTTTGACAGATGGGTGTGACAAGAAGCCTAGAGCGTTGCTGTTAACAACACCATTGTCCTCTTCAACCAATTTCACAAGTGCAGTGATGTCAGCCCATGTAAGAGCTGCAACGTCTGTGCCTGTTGAAATGTCTAGGTCATTCACGCCTGATGTGTTCAAGATACCTGTCGGCTGGCCTGAAGAGCCTGAACCTTGGATAGCATAGAACTCTGTGCGATCAGCAGCAGAAGCAAGAAGATCATTTCGGATCACTTGTTCGATTGCTGGAACACTTTCCATCATCAACAAACGTGACAAGTCTACAAATGCACCCATTGTGCGTGGCTGTAGAGTTACGCCGCCGTCTGTACCAGCTCCGTCAGCAACATCTGCTAATTCTTCAACAAATGCAGCATTAGCGCCAGTTGCCATCTTTGGCATTTTGATACGGCCAGTTAAGCCTGTCATGTAAGTAGCACCCAAGCCGCTTAGAACTTGTTGCGCTCTAAGTGCTTCAATGAACATATCGCCACGATGTGCAGTTGGTACGAAGTCATCGAAAACAACTTCTGAACCAGAACCGCCTGTAGCCGCTGTAGATAACGGACCACGCTGTTGCCATGCAAAATCAGGAACATAGATCCCTTCTGCATCGCGTCCAACTCTTGATGCGATTTCATCGTTCATTTCACGCTCAAAGCCAGCCTTACGCCAATCGCCAGTTACTTGCGCTTGAACCATGCGGCCTAGTGAATACTCACGCTTCTCTTTTACAGGCACATCAACCGCTGCTGGTGCAACGTCTAATGGCTTGTCACCAATCGCGTCTAGTAATTGTCCACGGAATGCATCCACAGACATACCTTTGCGAATAGCTTCATCACCTAAATCGCGTCTGCCATGTTTGGCTGCGATACTTGTGATTTCTGCATCGTTCTTTCTTGCTGCTTTCACTGCTTCAGCTCTTTCAGCGTCCAGATCGATGTCTTTTTTGACTTCCTCAGTCATAGTAACATCCTCCTTAGATGGGTTAGATTTAGGTTCTGCTGGAACAGATCTTCCAACACCCACCAGATTGGACTGATCGGCTGGTACTGAAACGATACTTATTTCCATTGGTGTGGTGGCTACCCTGTAGTAATCTTCAGGATCGTCATCACGAGTTATTCGGCCATCAATACGATAACCTACACTGATGTTTTGTCTGATGCCATCAGTAACATCATCGAACACCTCTGAAGCAAGCGCACTTTTTCCAAAGCGAACTTCCGCACGAAGACGCCGTGCAGTTTCATCGAGTTCAACCCTTTCGACAACACCGATTTGCTTTTCCATATCATGGTCCAGCAATAAAGGTGCGCGTCCACTGTTTAAGAAGTCTAGCTTCATACTTTCTTTAGTATGGTCTATGACCTCTAATCCAAAAGATCTTTCAACTGGCTCCTCAGTAGAAACACCGACTTTTACCCGTCTAGCGTCTACATCTATGGCCTTATCTTTTTTATCCATGTGATAAGCGCGTCTTTCCATGTCTTCACGGCTATAACGCTCTTCTTGCATTTCTTCTTCATCATCGTCATGGATTTTTGCATAAGTAATCACATAAGCGTCTTCAGTTTCCTGAATGTCAACAATATGACGCTCTTCCATTTCTTCAAATAAATCGTCTGCCATATCTTCGCCTCTCTTCGAACTCATTGGATGACCTTTCGGCAATAGATCAGTATCATGCTTTCCTGACCTGAATTTACCATTTCTTAATGCATAAAGAAAGCTGTTTACCCTTGCGTATGCCCATTGCTCTGGACTGTTTACGCTTGGTCTTACACTTTGTGGGTTAGTTTTATATGCTCCAACACCTCTATTAAACACTGCTGTAAGTGTTCTCAGGTTGGTTCTTTTAGTCGCTGCATTACCGACTTTTTCGTTGTGATCCTTAACTTTGTTACGCAATCCTTCACGAACAGCCTCAGTCACATCACGAATACCACGATCTTCTTTCTCTAATCTGTCTCTGATAGCCTTAGACCATCTAAACCCAGCGTCACCGCCCCAGAGCGCCCACGCTATGCGTCCATTTGATGGATAACCATCTTCACCCTGCTTAAATCCTTCAGCTTGCTTATCAACCTCGTGACGGCTGAAAAAGCTGTACATCCTGATAACTGTGTCCTCTGATAAATCCTTATCATTCACAATATCTCTGGCCCTAGCAATGCCAACAGCAGTTCCACCACGCCCAAACTCACGCCGCCAAGCTAGACCGCGTTGAGCTTCTTCCTTCATGCCTTGAGTCGGACTATACATCGTCAGCATCCTCTGTAATCTCTGGCTGCACCGGAGCTTTCTGCCCGAATGGCTCAAATGCCATCTTCAGACCGTATCTCTCTGCCATCTCTTTGTCAGACTGGATTTGCTCAAACAGATCCTCGACATCTCTGCCATAGTTTGACGCAATATCGTTCATACTTACGATGCCGTTAGACAGAGCTGTCACATTTGCATTGATCTCTCTTTGTGGATCTACCCATGCAAAACCTCTGCCCCTGAAATGCACATTATCCGCAAATTTTCCATATTTGGATATAGGAATTGGTATGCCGCCAAAACTAAGAGCGCTATCGAGCCAAGCACGGAAAACAGGCTCACAGAAATGCTGTATGATAAAAGACTGCAATGTTTTATAGTGGTCACGCTCTTCGATTGTTCCTTGCCGGATAGAAGAATATGAAACGCCCTTCAGATCGTTAGAAAGGCTGGTATAGCTCACGTTTAGACCTGATGCGATACCGCGTAAAACGGCTTCCTCAAAGTCGGCAAATGCTGACGTTGGGTGAGCTGGATCTATCATCTTAAAGTCATGGCCGGATGGTAGCTGGTAGACTGAAGCTGGAGCCATGTCGATCACTGGCACTTCATCTTCTGTCTCAGAGTCACCGATAAACTCATCTCCATCAGGTGTAGTGATAATACCAAATTTTGCAGCAGCAGCTCTAGCAGCAATCAACTCAGCTTCACGATAACCATGCAACATCTTCAATGATGCAATCGCTGGAGCCATAAATGGTTCGCCACGGTTTTGATGTGTCCTTTGCGGTATAAACACATGCAGCATCTCATCGGCTGGCACACGGATATGTTTTCTATTTACCTTGTTAGCAAAGTTCAGCGTATCATTTGGGTGAGCCGTCAAGACATAGTAAGCAACTGGCCTTTGGAACTGGTCAACCTCAACTCCCATACGGATCTGATTACCATTTTCTGCTTTGCCGTTCTTACCTTCGTCAACGAGATCGCTCTCTATGAACTGCAATGAAAAGCCATCACGAAAACGTCTGTTCGTTACAAATTTCACGAACACTTCACCATCTCTGGCTAATGTTTCTGCTGCATAGCGCTGGGCATCAAGCCAAGACATTCTGCCTGTCGTATCACAGTTTCCCATTCTTCCCCATGCCTTAAATGCATCCTCAATGATAGCATTTCCGGCTGAATCTAATGATCTATCAGAATTTCTAGCTCTGACCTGGAGAGAGAACCCATTTTCACCGACTACATTTGTTTTTATCAGATTTAGAAAGCGTTTAGCATATTCGTTATTTCTACCAAGATCACGGCTTCGGTTTCTGAGGATCGCTAGATTTGTTCTGAGTTCACTGTCAGCAGAAAAGCTAGATCCTATGAAGTCTGCATACAATCTGCCCTGATTAGCGCCGGCATAATGACGCATTCTTCTGCGACTTCGTTTGCCTGTTTGCTCTTCAGCTTGTTCATTACGGAATGGTAAAAAATCCAACAAGCCCATTATCCGAACCTCGCTAAAATAGTTGATGCAGTTTTGCGGCCATGCTTCACATCAAGTTTTCTTCTATATGCTTTGACTTCGCGCCTATAATTATCACGCCAAGTAAGTAATTCTTCAGGTGACATTTTGGTCAAGGATCTTCCGGCAATGCTATAGCTGGAAACGTCTGCATCAGCTCTATTCTCTAAGACCGACTCAATCTTTTGCAGCATCTTCTCTGCATGGGTTCGTGGATCAACAGCATTTACATCAAGATCGACAGTTACATCTAATTCACCCTGATCAACGACAAGCCTGTTGTTACTGCTCGTTTCAAGCACTTCGATTTGATAATGATACATCCCAGCAACAAAAGCGGATGTTGCTGCGCTACTAGCCGAAAATAAATAATCATTACCGCTATTTGACGCGGCAATCTGGAACTCTACATTCGCACCTTCGCCGGATCTAGCTACGAATGTCATTGAGTGAGCTGTATTTGCGTAATCGCTAGAATATTCAGTCAGCTTAAACTGGACAAAGTCACCGATGACGATTGTTTTGGGAACTTCGTTAGGTGCATTATCAGCGTCAAATAAATTTGCCATATTCTAATATCCTGTCACAAAGTTATTCGGACGCGGTTTATGCACACGCCGCACAGGTTCATTTTTCTTTGATTGTACCCTATTTTGTGCCTGTTTTGCAACCGCATCTATATTTATGTTTAAGATACTAAATGCTGCGGTTGCATAGACGCGGCAATCTAATGCCTCGTTCCTTTGCCGGATCTTTATCCATTCACGCCTTGGACGCCCTTTAAAATAACGGGTTACCTTCTTCTCTGACGTCAACATTCTGAAATATTCTTCAGAGTTTTGGCTACTAAAATGACAATACCCAGGTCCAAAATCCCTTATCTTTAATCGGGCAAATATCAGCTCTTTCGC